GTATGATTTAATAATTTACCATTAATATCGCATGGCCAGCTCAATGAAGATGATGTATATAAAAACTTTTCAAAACCATCAAAGTTATTTATTAATTGATTTTTCTTTAATTGTTGTCTTTCTCTTTCTTGAATAGCTGACAATGAACCTGTATGTGCTCCTGACCCCGTTCCGGCATAAAATGAAGAAGATATGGATGATTCGTAATTTTCTATTAATTGTACTTTATATACGAAATTATCTACTCTTTCTTTTGCTGAACTAAAATGTACAAAGTTATTCCACAGGTAGGCTGAACCACTTGCATAGTCTATATTTAATTCATCGGTATTACTTAATGATGAACTAAGATAAGTTGTAATTAAATTTGAAGAACTTGTTACATCATTATTTAACAATATATTATCTAATGACTCATATCCAGTTGAACTTCCTTGTACAAAATCTATATTAATATTAAAGTTCGGCCCTTTTATTGGAGGACAACTTATATCACTTTGTTGAGTTAATATTACAGTTTCAATAAGTGGATTACTCATTAATTTTGTAATCCAAAATGTTGAATTTTTTTGTATATTTGCCGGTAATGGACTATATAATTTTAATATTAAAGAATTAACTTCATCTTCTGGTTTTACTATTTCATTTCCTAATTCATCTTTAGATTTTTTAGATAACGACCATTTGTCGGTTTCCCAAGATGAAATTAATATTTGTTCATCGTTACCGAAATTTGCAAGATGTGTTAAATGTTTACTTTCCTTATCGGGTTCACTAAATGACAATTTTTCCTTAAATGCGTCAAATATCGATTTTTTAATAATCGTTTCATCCAATTGTAATAGTGGATATAATAATGACGTTTTAATTTCATATTCATTTCCGTCTAATGCAGCTTCACCACCATTATTATATGGTTTTAATATTAGAGTTACATCATCACTCCCAACCCAATTAGGATATTTTTCTCTTAATGTTTTAAGATTTATTGTTATTGTACCCGTTGCTGGTAGGTTACTTGCCAATCCTACTTTGCTTCCATCTTTTTGTTTTAACCAAATATCTACCGTTGTGGCTGCAAATGTTGTATATTTTACAGTATAGTCTATATTAAAATCCGAAAAGGATGGAATGTCGATAGTATCAACAAATTCTATTTCAGTAATGGATGGAAAATCGTTAATTGATACAAAATTGATAGTAATTTCTTTCTTATCACCTGTGCCATACAAATCTCCTCCTGGAACTATTATTACTTTTTTATTACCATAAATTCCACCAAAGTCATTCTTAAAAGATAATTCAACATTTTCTTTAGAAGCTTCTACTCTAATTTTTTTGTCACTTGCAATATAAAAATCTACAAAATCACAATCTTTTTGAGAAAATTTAATATTAACAATACCATCGGCATCAGAATCTTTAATTTGCTTTGTGTAGATTGTATCGTCTAATGTTATAGTTGGTTTTGGATAATTTATTATCTTTTCCACTATTACTGCAACCGCCACACCACCGGTCAATAACTCTTTTGCATTAATTCCAATAAAAGTGTCTCCGGTACTCCATTTGGTATAATCAGTTGGATTGTTTGTTGCAATTAATTTATTTGTATAGTATATTTTAGTTATACTATAATTTTCAGGAGATGTATCCTCTAAATATAAATTTAATGTTCCGTTTAATAAATTAGATTTTTGCGTTGATTTACTATCCGTATTTTTATCCGATACTAACAAATCACCACTATCCACAATTTCACCACCAGTAAAACGTATTTCAAATTTTATCTTTATTTTATCACCTATTTCATTTTCTAAATTTGAACTTGCTGCTATTTCATAATTTATTAATGGGTCTACGGGCAAAACTGCATCATCGGGTGCAGGATTTTGTGGACTTGGATTTGTTTCAATAGGAGGGTCAGCAGTATATGGTGGGTCTGTATAAACAGGAGGAGGGTCTATCGGTGTACCACCACCTCCACCACCTCCACCAGTCGTTTCACCATCATTCAAAAAAACGGCAACTTCGTCTGCAAGTGGTGCTAACATTTTATATTGTCTATTGTATCTTATTGACATTTATTCTTTTTTTATAAATATCTTATATTATGTAAATTCCATTCTATAATTTTCAGTTTCGGTTTGGTCTCTACCTCCACCGGTGCCACCACCTTCACTTTTTCCGCCGCCTCCACCACCGGTTCCGCCGCCACTACCACCGCCAGTTCCGCCACCACCTTCATCCGGCGGAGGCGGCGGAGTATATCCACATATTGTAGAATTTGCTTCAATTAATTCCTCATATGTCCCACCACTACCATTTGCATATACACCATATCTATCATATCCTTTACACATTGTTTTAATTAGTGTTCCCCTTTCAGGATATGTTGGTTCTGTAAATCCTGTATTTATATCGTTAAATGTGGTTATTGTACCATCCGGAGAATAAACATTTCTTTTTGTTTCCGAATATGTATTGAATGAATCTAAATTATTTTTAATTTCCTTTTGTAATTCAGTAATTGAAAATTCTTTAGGTAATACTTTCAAATCTAATTCTCTTCTTTTTAAGAATTGTAAATTTGAACTTACACAATTATTTAATATAACGTCCATTTCTACTAACATTGAATTAAAATCATAAACATCATCATCTTCAAATCTCGTATCAGAATTTTTTCCAAATCGAGAATCGGTAACGTCATAATATTTGTTTGTTAAATAATATTCAATGGATGTTTTGAAATCCGTAAATATTTTTGTTCTTAATTTTGCAAAATTACTCAAACCAAAATCTTTTTTAATTACACTAAAAAAATCTTTACCATATTTTGTTTCTAATGATGCATCTATTTTTTCTAAAAATGTATTTTCAAAAGAATCAAGTGAATCTAATATCGAACTCTTATAATACTTAAAATCTTTATTTTGAGCTTGTAAATTTACTAATTGTTGATTTGTTTTTGAGTTTATATTTGTAAATTTTGTTTTTAATGGAATGATTCTAATTTCTTCTCTTGATGGAGAAACTTCTTCAATCCAAACTCTTTCTAACTCATTTTCAGAACCAATTTTATATCTTACAAAGTTTATATTTACTTTTAATACACCATTTACAAATCCCAATTCATTTAATAATTTTTCAATATTAATTGCAAGTTCTTTCTGACCAGCTTTGTTGGTGATTTGATACATATAATTTTTAATATCATTGGTCTTAATGTATGCAACATTATTACCAGATTTTTGTGGTAATAGTGTATTATTAACATCATAAACCGATACTTCCATTATATCGTATTTAGAACTACCAAATTCAGTAGTTTCTATTTCTTTTTTAGTAACAATAAATAAATCATCCGATTGAAGATATTGTCCTTCATTGTCGGTTTTATTATTTATCCCCTCAATATTTGTATATTTTTTAATTGACATAGTTTATTAGTATGATTTAGGGTGTGCTACTTTTAAGTTGGTTTTGAATGATTTGGTTTCTGATGTACCATCTTTTCTTGTAATTGTAATGTTAAGACTACCCTCATAAAATACAGTATTATCTCTCTTACCATAACTTATACCATTCGGTGTGTCTATGAATTTTATTCTTTCAGTTGCACCAGGAGAAATTTGAAAATTAGATTTCGGTATACTAAACCATCTTTGATTCTGGTCCCATACTGCAACGATTGATACCTGTACGGGTTCTAAATCATTATTTACAAGAGTTAAATTTTCTCCAAATAACCACTCACGGGCTTTATCTCTTGCATTCTTAATCTTATAAGACATAATTGCGTCACTAGGAGTTCCTTTCTTATCGAAGTTTGCACTAACTACTTTGTTTATACCCTCACCACCTTGACCTTTGGTTTCTTGCTCTATTTCTTTTTGTTGTCTTACTGCACCCAATTGAGCTTGTAAACCTTCAATGATTGAGTTTAATGAATTTATTTGTTGAATCAATGCCTCAATCTGTGCCTTAAAACCTGCATTTTGAGATTGTAGTGATGCTCTTAAAATACTTTCATCAACTGACTTTTGTAATGAGGTTGCAATTTGACTTGAAAAATCGGTTATTGTACTTGTTAATGTATCTATTTGATTTGCTAAAGCATCGTTGATTTGTTCAATACTTAATCTATTATTTATTTCAGTTTGAACTTGTGCAGTTAAATCGGTTATTTGTGTTTTTTGGTCATCAACTGTTATTGTTAAATCTTCTACCCTTTTTCTTAAATCTACAACCAATTCAATTTGCGTATCGTATAATGGTTTTGGAACTAAATTCAAATTTGGTTCTGGAATATTTGGTTTCAATTCAATGACATTTATGTCAATTGCTTTTGCCAATTCTACATCATCATATTTTGGTTTAGATAAATTCTTAAATATCAAAGAAGATGCTGCGTTTTCTGCGTCAACAATTGTAATACCATATTCATTTTTAGTAACGGCGGATGAGCCAGATACCCTTAATATGGATTCTAATTCTAAATTTTTTGATTCATTTAGTTTTTCTGATATTGCTTCTAAAGATGTTAATCCCATTATTTATTTATTTCAAATATTAATTTTTCATCAATAAGTTTGGTTATACCATCTTTGACTATTTTTAATTCCAATTTATAACTTCTATCGGTTGGATATGATGATGTGTCTAAATAAAAATAATTAGATTTATTATCACAACTTAATTTAGAATATTCTCCAAATGGAACTATTGTTTCATTGGTTATATAATCTTTAATTTGATAATACGATGATGTTGGTAAATATGAACCGGTATCGTATGAAAATTGTTGCGTAAATGATTTTTTAGGATATAATTCTCTACCCTTTACTCTTATTTTTGTTTTACTATTTTGAGTATATGAACCCTTTAAGTCGGTAATGGTAATTTTTGTATTCTCTAATGCATCGGATGAAGTTGACCCTGTAATTGCCGATAATGAACCCGTTAGGAACGTACTATCGTCCCAAACTAATTCTAATTTAGGTTCGTATATTGTATTTGTTTCTTTTGAAAAGAATTTTAATACACCATAATCTTGTTCATCGTTTTCTGCATCTATTGAATGTCTAATTATAAATCCATTATTTGGTAAAGAACCATTAACCCACATTCTAACTATATTGGTTACATCCATTCTAACATCATCGGGTTCATTATTAAATGATTGTGTTGCAGAACCTGTTATATACCAAGTACCACCTTCAGCGTTTGCAGAACCCGTTGTTCCTGCAGTAAATACAGCTGTTCCAGCAATAACATAATCTTGCCAAGTTGTGAATGTAGAACCATTCTTATATTTCCAACTAACACCATCTGATGTTATGTTATCAAATTTTGTTCCGGTTCCCATTGTCCAACTTGGAGAACTTTGAGAAATTGCGTTTGCAAATATTGAATATTCCAACGGAAGTTCTTCTGAATTTGCTGATTTAAGATTTAAGAAAACGGAATAACTTCCTGTTCCTATACTTTCTACAATTGATTGAGAAATTTGTGTAATTGGAAATTTAATTAAAGTTCTCGCTATATCTTTAGAAGAACCATAATAAAGTTTACCCACTTCCAATATCTCATCTCTACCTGCGTTTTGTTCAGGTTGTTGAAGATATATACTTGCGTCGAATGACGATGTAAAAAATTTATGCATTATATTGCCCTCCCTTTTATGTCTTTGTTAGGATATTTAACTTCAAATATACATGGGTCTAAGGATGGATAAACCATTTTACCTTTAGTTGCTTCATCTATGTTATATTTGTTTGGTGAATAATTACCGTCACCACCACATAGGTTTGTGATTTTAACGGATGGTACACTCATAACTCCTTCTACATTTGCAAGTATCAATTCTATTTCTGAAATATTAATTGGTTTATTAAATGTCCAATTATCTATATTAAAATAATCTTGTAATTCTACTAAACAATTTGCAAGAACTTCTCTTTTATTATAGTTTTGATAACAAGCTATTTCAAAATCAACTCCAATATTTACAACAAATCCATCAATGATGTTTACTGCATCGGTCATCATTCTATATTCACCCAAATAGGTTTTAAGATTTTGTTTAACCGCTTGATTTAGATTTGTTAATTTATTATCACCATTATATCCCAAAACATACATATTGATTGCAAATGGATTATTTACTTCTCCAATACTTGTATTTTTTTGAGTAAGGTATTTAACCAATTCTTTTTGTATGTCTTGCTTTGACTTATCTTTTAATCCTTCTACTACATTTGTAAATTCTGCAATGTTTTGAGGACTTGCTAAAATAGATGAAGGACTATTGTTATCAATCTCACCATCAGGAGAAACATATACCTTTGCAACACTACCATACCTTTCTGGCATACTTAATGCTCTTACAATATAATCCTGCCTAGTTACTGCTCTATTTTGAGAACCAAATGTTGCTAATGCATTTTGTCTTATTTCCTCAATCGATTCGGCACCTCTACCACCCATGGCCGGTTCTAAATTTTCAGCTGCTACTGAATTTTTTGTTTCATTGTATGCTGATAATAAGTTGTCTGGTATAGATAATAAATCTTCTTCAAATTCTATTTTAGAAATTTTAGTTAAATCACCCGTATTAATGTTAGATTCTACTCCACCACCTTTCAAATATGTTATTGTTAAACTTTTACCTGCCGGTGCTATACCAAATGTATTTGTTTTTAGGAAATTAGAGGGGTCAATTCCTTGATTTAATCTATTAACCGAATTTGCTAAACCCAATCCTACATTTTTTGTGTTTGGTAATATTTGTTCATCATTTAATCTAGTATCTCCACTTCCAAATTGTAAATCAATTGTATTATTTGAATTTACTTTAATTGAAAATCTTCTTGGTACTTTTTGTACTTCTAAAATATAAGGTACTATGTTTGAATAATTTTCTAATTCACCATCGATGTTTGCCTGCTCTACAAATATACTTTCTTGTGCCAAATATGGAACTTCATACCATTTATTACCATCTTCATCTGTTACCGATGTAATTTCTATTATATTATCATCGTCTATTGTTGCAGTTGGATAATCCGTTTCATCAGGCCCGAAACTAACACCAGTTGACGATTCACTTGCAGAGATAGCTTTTACTTTTTTAGTAAGCAAATACCATAATGGATTACCATTACTATCTCTCGTATGTACATCTACTTCTCTACTTCCAGAGTTTGCAAAATCAACACCATCTACCGTTCTAAACGTTATATTATTATTTGAATTTGATTTAATTTCTAAACCATCTTTTATCTTTAAGCAAAATCTTTCATCAACTTCAAATGAAGTACCACCTGCATTTCTAAATACGGATGGGCATAATTGATATACAGTTAATGTTGT